GCCATAGCGTCGCCTCCTTAATCAAGCAGTACAAAGTTAAGCCCGTCCGTATGAGGCACAAACTTTCCTTTGCCTATTGTCAGCTCGTCCGTAACCTCTGTTTTGCGCAATGTTGTTAAGTCTTTATTGACCGTCAACACGATATTTCCCGCGTGTTTTACGGCAAACTGCGTATTGTCTATTATGGTTTCGGTCGAGCTTTCCGAGTTTGTAATGTTAATTCCGCGTCGGTCTATCTTTACGTTTGTGGTATATATTTCGTTCGGGGCGGGGCTCCAATGCGTTTTTTGCTCGCCCTCCACTAACATAAAGTCCGCTACGTAAAGATAATAACCCGTTGTCCCCGCCGTGAGAGTTACGGTATCGCCCGAGGCGGTAAAGGTCAGCGCGTAATCCGTCCAGGAGCCCGAGGCTTGCGTATCGAAAATATAAGTATCGTTTCCGCCGTTATTGAGCAGCGCGTAGCACCTGTTGCTCGTTGTTGCACGTGCGCGGAAAGTGAGTGTATATTTCTTGCCGCGTAGTACGGTTATCTCCTGCGATAATGTAGCAATACGCAGCCGAAAGAGAGAGCCCGAGGAGGTGTTGTTGATAGCCTCCGCCGTTTGCTGTGCTACGACAGAGCCCGAATAGCTCCAATCGTCCGAAACGCCGTTTAAGCCGCTCGAATTGCGGATATTGTTAATTCCGCCCGCCGTCTTTGACGTGTAGGACAGCGTGAGGCTTTCTACCGTCTGCCGCAGTTGTGAAACGGTCGTTTCGAGCGTTTCCACGTCGCCCGTTAATACGGTTTGAACGCTCGTTATAAGGCTTAATAACTGCTCGTCGGCAGCGACAAAGGCTTGCTCTATGCTGCTTGCGGTTTCTCCGATTTCGTTTGTTACCTCGGCTTTGTAGTGCTGCGAGATAGCCGAGCTTTGCACGCTGTCCGCTTGCAGCAGCGCACCGTTGAGAATACCCGCGGATATAAAATCCGCAACGATTGCTCCGTCCATAGTCATAGCGAGCGAATACTCGCCGTTATATCCCGTCGAGGAATACCCGAGCCCGCCGCTATTCCAACGCCATACATTAACCGCCTCGTCTATTGTCGGCGTGTCGAGTATGAGTATTTCCTGTGGCTTTTCTGCGGGGTTTAGGACAACGTAGCCTCCCGAATGTCCCGTAATAAGGCTCGTAGCGTTAGCTATTGCCTTTTTGAGCTGTTCGGTAGCCTCCGCTTGTCCCTTTTTAACGGAGCTTTTGATTTCTTGTATTGCCTCTTGTTGCTTGTTTACGGTGTTCGCAAACGAGCTTTTAGCGTCGCCCAGGGTAACGCTCTCGTATTTCTCTTGCAGAGAGTTATATACGGTTTTAATGACCTTTGATGTAGCCGCTACGCCGAGCTTTGAAAAACGCACGGTAACGGTGTCACAGAGCTTAACCCTCTCAAGCGGCGCAATGTTTTTGTATTCCTCCGTCTGCCAAAGCTGCACGAAAGAAACGGTAATATTAACTTTTGGTGTGCCGAGGTCTGCCGCCGCAGCGTATGCGGTGGCTTTGGCTCGCAGCTTTTCCTCGGTTATTTCCTCGTTATCTCCGAAACGGTCGGAAAAGTCCATAATAAAGGCTTTATAATGTCCTATGTCCTCCGCCTCGGTAAGCGGTATAACCTTTTCGGCAAGGTAAACGTACTTTTCCTCGGAGTTGCCGCTTTCGTCCTGGACGGTATATACCGCATACGGCATTAAATGCGTATAGCACTCCGCTATATTGCTTTCCTGTTTTAGGTCTTTAAGGTTTTTACCGTACTCGATAACTACGCCGTTATCTTTGCCGCGGTGCAAATAGAGCTTTACTGTAAAATTGTCAAACTCATACTCGCCGCCCCACACGTCAAGCAAAGAGCCTGTTTGCCCTCCGAGGAGCGCCCGCACCGAGCACGGCGTTAATATTTCCGTGCTGTTCAGCGTCGATATATTGCTATACGCTGTGAACGGGCACGGGAGAGCCGCTCCCTCGATAGCTTTTGTTAAAGCCATTTGCGGGGTTGCGTTCTTAATTGAAAAGCCGAGCAGCGGTATACCGTTAAGGTCGTAGGAGATATGCTCCGCCGAATATGTAACGATACCGTTTATAGGTTTCGAACTCTTATAAATGCGGAATAACTGCGGCTCGCTCGTTTCGTTGGCTTTTGCTTTTATAATCGCGCCCTCTGTAATTTCGGAGTAAAAGCGTCCCGTAATAGGGTATTGCAGCGAAAGCTCATAGCTGCCGTTGCGCTCCTCCGTTACGGTTGCTTTTACAGCCTCGGAGAGCAGCCCCACGCCGTTATGAGTAAAGGTTGTTTCGCTTTTGTTGTAGAGTGCGGGTATCATAAGCAGCACCACCTCGGCACGATTTCAAGCCGCGTAACGTTTCCCGTCCAGGCAATAACGTTTTTGCCAGGGGCGAGCGTCGGAAAGCCCGCTCCCGTCATTTTGTTATTTTTGGCTACGGTGCCCTTGTAGGCGTTCATAGCCTCGGAGTCTATCTCTATATACTCGTCTATATCCGAAATTGTAAACGAGGCATTATTGATAGTGAGCGTTACCGTGCCGCTGCCCGTTATTTTGATATACGGGGACGACGGGAAAAACTCGGCATTATACAAAGAGCCGCCCGCCGTGAATACGACGGGGGTTTGCCCCTCAAACGAATACTTAAACGGCTTACAGTTAAAAGAGAGCGAGAGCGCGCCCGTTTCGCGGAGCTCCTGCTCTATATCCGCTTCGTCGTTATAAGAGGCAAGGCGGAAGTATTTACCGTCGTAGCTGTCCCACAAACGGAAATACCCCGCCTCGGAGAGTAGCCAACCCTTTATTTGATGTGCGAGCACCGAAAAGCTGCGGTCGGTCGTATTGAGCAGCGATAGCTTATACGGAATAGTGATGTTTTTATAGCGCCCGTTGTCGGTCAAGAGGTCGCCGCTGCGCCCTGGCACGCTCGTATATGTTACATCTCTCGCCGCTCCCTTGTAAGAGCTTTTCTCCGAAATGAGCAAAGCATACTCGAGGGAGCTATGCTCACGAAACATTAAAAACGGTAATTTTTCCATTACGCAAATACAACTCCCTTTCGTCTTATTTTCTCCTCTATAAGCTCGAGCAGCAGCTCAACAAAAGAGTTTACGTCGTCGGGGTTTTCAGCCTTGAGGCTGTCAATGTAAATTGACTTTTCGCCGAACTCGATTTTTATTACATACTTGCCCTCGGCGTTGTCTGCGCTCTTTTCTGCTTTTTGGAGGTTGGTATAATCTTTGTTTTCGCTTGCGGTCAGCACGCGCTCGCCTTTGTGAAGTAGTGCGGGGTATTCGTCATACGGCACGTATTCCATACCGATACGGAGGCGGGATATTTCCTTTATGTTTAACCCTTTGCCGCCGATACCTGGCACCCAGTCGGGTATTTTGAGCTTGTTAAGTCCTCGAATAAAGACGTTAAGCCCGTCAATAATCCAGTTTATAGGCACCTTAAAGGCGTTTTTGATACCCTCAAATATGTTAGAGAATATCTTTACCACCGCGTCCCAGGCTCCGCGCCAGTTACCCGTAAAAACGTTCTTTACAAAGTCGATAATACCCGAGAAAACGTTTTTAATATTGCCTACTACTTTTCCGATACCCTCAAATGCGCCCTTAAATACCGTATTCAATACGTCCGCCACAACCCCGAGCGCCGCTTTAAGCGGTGTAAGAGCCTTACTTATAAGCCCCGTAAAAAGACTGATAAGCGGCGGGAGAATAAGGTTAAGCAAGTCGAGCAAAGGCTCGAGGAGCGTAAACAAAAGCTCAAGTATCGGTTTGAGAATAGGAGCTATAAGCTCTATAAGGCTTATAATTACGGGGAGCACCGCTTGTATAATCTCAATCAGAGGCGGCAAGAGCGCTTGTAATAGCTGAATAATAACGGGTAATACCGTGTTAAGGATTTCCGTTATTAAAGGCATAAGCCCCTCTATGAGCTGTACGACAATAGGCAAAATCTGTTGTACTATTTGAATTAAAAACGGCACGAGCTGCTGTATGAGATTGATTATTACGGGCAGAATAGCCGTAATAATAGACTCAATCGGCGGCAGTAGTGAGCTTATTAAGTCCATAAGCACGGGGAATAGAGTTTGTATCAGCTCAAACAGCGGGGGTAAAAGTCGCTCGAAAACACTTGATATTACGGGTACTAATTTATCAAACAAGGCTTGTATTTTTGGTAAACCCGCTATTATCATATCGGCGATTTGTTGTATAAGCGGAATAGCAGCCGCTCCTATTCTGTTTAACAATCCTCCGAAAGCGTCCTTAACATTTGCTATCGTATCGCCGAGTACAACACCCGCTTTTACGGTGTCCTCCGACATTACAATACCGAGGTCGTCTGCCTCTTTTTTCAAAGCCGCCATACCGTCCGAGCCCGCGTTGAGCAGCGGGAGCATTTCTGTATAGCTTTTTCCGAGCAAGTCGTTCCCGAGGGCGTTACGCTCTGCTCCTTGCTCCATATCCGCAAGCGCGGCGGTAATAGTGTTAAACTTCTCCTCGGTAGACATTTTATTTAAGTCGTCAAGGGATAAGCCGAGCCTTGATAATGAGGTGCTCGCGGTTTTTGAGCCGTTATTTGCGTCGTCTATCACGTCCGACATTTTCTTAATTCCGTTTTTGAATGAGTCTACGCTAACGCCGCTTTGGTCAGCGGCGTGTTTCCAACGTTGCAGCTCCTCTCGGTTTATGCCCGTTCTTTCCGATAACTTGTCGATATAGTCCGCTTGTTCGGCTGTGCTTGTCGCTATTTTGTAAGCTGCGCCGCCTATTGCCGTAGCTCCTGCAACAACTGCGGTTCCGACTGCAGCCGCGCCTTTTGCGATAGACGAAAACGCGGAGCCCACCTTTGAGCTACTTTTTTCTGCCTTTTCGGTGGTGCTGTCTATGCTTTTATCGGCGTTTGTATTGTCGATAAGGATTTCTCCGAAAACCGAAAAAATACTTGCCATAGGTTAGCCTCCTTTCCGTCTGTCAGCCTCGATTATCGGCGCAAACTCCGCCGTTATGTCGTCCGCTGACTTTTCCTTTTTCGGTGCGGGCGGAGGCACTTCCGAAAACGTTTGATTTATAAACGTTTCGTAGTCCATAGCCTCCGAGCCTTGCAGCTTTGCAAGGGCATAATTTGCAAGCCATAGGGGGAAAAGCCTTTTTTCCTGTTCGGCTTTTTCGAGCCGTTTCTCCTCCTCGGTTGCAAAAGAAAGCAGCCCACCGAGAGCCGCAAGCGGTAAACTCTCGATAAGCTGCCAGTCATAATATTTGTGTAAGAGTGTTAGGTTTCTTGCCCTGCTTTTTTCCGCAAGGCACGCTTGAAAAAACTTCTCACGCCCTCGTCATTGACGAGTTCGTTAATGACCTCCGCTGCGTCGAGTTTCTGCGCCTCTGCGACGCTGATACCCTTATATGCAGCTACAAGCGGCGGGAGGTCGTCGGCAATCTTGCCGAGCTGCGGTGTAATTTCTGCGAGCACCTCGCAAGCAAGCACGCCGACCTTTTCTTTTGAAAGTTTCTTGAGAGCGTCTTTTGCGTCCTCTGCGTCTTTCGGCTCCTCGAAAATATCAAGGTTTTTCAGCATAGGGATAATAGGCTTAATATCGAGCTTTCCTACGATTTTAAGCATAATAGGCATAGTTCCGATTGTAAGCATTGTTTGGCTCCTCCTTAAATTCGATTATTACTTGCTTACGGCTTTTCCTGTGCCGTCTGCGGCTTGAGTCTGCGTTGTCTTTTCGCTCATATCGGGAGCTTGTGCAATCTCCGTAACCGCCCACAAGTCGCCGTCGAGGTCGCTATGCTTGTAGTGCGCCAAAAACTCGAGCGCGAGCTCGCCCTCCGCTTTTTGCACCGCCTTAACATTAAAGCCCGTTTCGTGCATAGCGTTGTAAATCGCGATTTTTTTATACTTGCCGCCGATTGTTTTAGCAAACATAGTAACGTTTTTAAGGTACTTATCCGCTCCGATAACGCCCGTAGGCGGGTTTTTAATGGTCTTTCCGTCGTCCGCCGCAATCGTGCAAGTTGGAATTGCAAGCGCGAGGTTTTCCTGGCTCATACAAAGGGTAGTTACCTTGAGGGACGCGCCCTGCTCCTCGATAACCTGTGTGCCCGTTGTCTTTCCGTGTCGTCCGTCAAATTCAATATCGCGGACGGTAACGGTCGCGGCAAACTCTCCGCCGCCCCTGGTGGGAGCGAGCAGCCGCTCGTCGGTTTCCCCGTAATTGAGGAAAATAACGCCCTCGTCGATTTGGATTGACTCAATCTGCTTTGTAGTAAGATTGGTAATCATATCTTTATTGCCTCCTAATTGTAAAAAGTTCGAGCCGACATAGATAAACGCCTATGCGCTATATCGTATTCGCTGTCGGCAATAGCGTTTTGATTGTCAAAGCCGATATGCGCGGCGAAAACGCCGCTTTCGGCAATTACGGCACCCGTAAGCTCATTACGGAGTGTGTCGCATAAGCTCTCGAGCTGCTCGGTCGCGGTCGGCTGTTTCTCGTCTACCCATATATCGAGATAGAAAGAGGCAAGGTCGCCCGCGGCGAGGTCAATAATATTAACGCCGTTAATGACCGCATACGGAAATACTGCGTCTTTCGACGGTGCCTCCTCGTAATAGGTCGTGAGGATTTTATTAACCCGCTCCCGCAGAGCTTTAATAAGCGCCGTTGTATTTGCTGCCATAGGCAATGCCTCCTCTCTGCGTCAATCGTCCGCAACCAGGGCTTGACAAATAAGCTCGAGGCACTCGTTTTTTACGGGATATGTGCGGATAACGCGGTACATTGTCCCGTCATACTCAAAGTGTCCCTCTCGCGCATAGTCGCAAGCCTTGATTTCTACGCAAAGCTCGGGGCGGTAGCCCTGGGCTTGTGCCTGGTAAAACTCGTTTCGCTTAACGCCCTTTTCGTTGCAGAAAACTTCTTTTTTCTCGAAAGTCTTAAAAGGTTTTCCGAGAGAGTCGAGCGTTTCTTTTTCCGAGCACAAATACCCGATTTCTCGCCATAACATAACTACGCCTCCTCGGTATATTCACTCGAAAGCATTAAATGCCGCTTGAGCATACCGTAGCTCTCGCGGTACTTGTCGCCGTCTGCGTTATCGAGTCCAAACTCCGCTTTGACATAAACGACGATAGCCCGCTTTATAAGTGCGTCGCTTTCGTCGTTTACTTTCTTTTCGGAGATACCGCCTAATAGGAGGTCGGCTCTTGCCGCTCCTATTAGGTCGGTAATTTCCGCGTCAAAACGTGTATGGTTAATGCGTAGATACTGGCGAATACCCGCTACGTACTGCATTGAAATATCCGCCATTGTTCAGCCCTCCGTTAAGCCGTAGCCTTTACGATTTTAACGAAAGCCTCGGTCGCCTGCACCTTGCCGTCGAACATAGCGCAGCCGAGGAAGTCGTAGGCGTTCTCGCGGGTTACAAACTGCGAGGTAATCGTAACGTCCTCGGGCATATTGCCGAGGTAGCCTCTGTAAAGGTTGCCGAGGATAGCCTCGTGCGCGGTCATACGGTCGTCGAAGTTTACGGGGTAGCCCATAACGCGGTAAACGCCGTTGTCCTCGGTAACGATATTGTCCTTTGAGTTGTTCATAAGCGGGTGGAAGTCGGTAAAGAAAGTCGATTTCGACATAAGCCACTCCGCACCGTTATCATAACCGCCGTTAAGCAGCGCAACGGCGCCCTGCACGTTTGCGGCGGAAAGAGAGGCGGTTTTTCCAACCGTTACGGAGTTTGTAGCGCCCCAGGTAATGGCGTTGATACCCTGCGCCTCGTTGGTACCCGTGCCGAAAATAATCAGCTTACCGATTTTCTCGGCAATCTTACGGGCAATCTTATTAACGAGCCAGGACTCGAAAGCGTCAATCGCCATTTTTTCAACGGACTTTGAAATAGTAACGAGCTTTGTAACCTCGTAGGCGGAAAGCGTAACGCTCGAGAGAGTGTCGCCGTCCGCGGTAATGGTTGCGCCCTCGGTATGTACCGCTGCGTCTGCGGTAGTTCCCTCTGCGGGCACCTTTACGCCGCCAGGGACGCGTAAAAGGTCGATTTTGTCGAGCAGCGGGCAATACTGGTTAACCTTTTCAATGATTTTATTCTGCGTTACGGTCGGAATAACCGCGCCCGCGGAGGAGGTGCCAGTAGTGAGCGCTCGCTGTTCATTTTCGGTAAGGTCAAGCCCTCTAACGTGCTTGAGCCAGGCGGAGCGATACTCCTTGTCCTGGTCGAAGTTGTCCGCAGAGCGATTGTTGATAGGGTTGGGCACTTCATTTACGGGAACGGTGCCCGCTCCGATACCCTCGATAACCGCTTTTCTCTTTTCGAGGTTGGTATATTCCTCGTCAAGCTCGCGGAGCTCCTTTTCGATAGCGTCGAGGTCTGCTTTTGCGTCGGTTTCCAGTACGCCGCGCAGTTCTACCTTGCGGCTGCGGATTTCTGCCATTCTCTTAATAAGTTCTTTCATAGTGATTTACTCCTTTTTGATTTTTTAACAGTAGGTTTTTGCTGTCAGCATTTGACGGCGGCGGCGCTGCTCCTGCTCCTTAAACTCTTTCTCGTGCTCCGCGGAGAAAAAGTCCCTTGCCGTAGTAATGCTCGTTTCGTTGTATGCGGCAAAATCCACCGCCGAAACGTCGTACAGCTTTTTAATTTTAGTTATCGTCCGAGTGTGTGTTTCGCGGTCATAGCTGCACTCACGCACAACGAACGAAAAACTCATTTTGTCAACGCGGCGTTTTTGAATATCTCGGTGTAAATTGCGGTGCCGCTCGTCCTCTTTGTCGAGGAAAGCCGCAATATCGAGCCCTCGCTCCGTGATGTTGTAAGTGAGGGAATTATTACGGGTGCGGGCGTATACGGTAGAGTCGTTCTGCCCGTGATTTCGGTTAAAGATAAAATCGCTCATATCGCAGCTGTCAAGCGCGCCGCGGGCGATAACTTCTTTATACTCGATACCGTCCTCCTCAAAAAGCACGGTAGGGGTATCAAAGACAATAGGCGTACCTCGGAGCACGAGCTCGTCGGCGTTGTTTTCGTCGGGAAGTGTAAACGGCTCCGCCGCTCTGTATTCCCGCTCGTTCGGTTTATATGGCATTATGTTTCCTCCTCGTCTTTCTTGTCGTCGGGTGCCGCAGTAGGTGCGGTGCCCTCTCCGTCGTCGTTGCCGTCCTCGGGCGGCTCCTCTTTCTTTGTGTCGGTGCCTAACTGGTACTCGTCTGCTTTGTTTGCGTTTACGACGTTAAGCGTCTGTACGCGGCGCTTGCCCTCCTCGCCGCCGATAGGAGGATAGCCGAGCGTTGTTAATGCCTGGTCGAGCATTAAGCCGCCAATATCGGACAAATATTTTACAACGGCGAGCTTGTCGCTCGTCCTTGCAAATTGCAGTTTGTTACCCTCTACGGTTATTTCGTTGCCGTAGCCGCGCTCTTTTTTGGAAAAAATACAGTTTGTGAGCGCCTGGGCGAGCTGCACGTAAAAGGGCTTGATTTCGCCGTCGTAAAAGTCCTCCTCTTGCTCGGGTGTGGCTTTATTTTGCACGATAGCGTCATTTGTGCCGAGGTAGTCGTATATCTCGTCTTTGATATATTGCAACTGCCCCGTGGGTAACGGCGTTTGCTTGTCGGTAATCGGGGTGTAATCGTACTTGTTATCCGTAACGATAACGCCCGCTCCGTTGCTTTCCATTTTGAGGTTGTCCCGTATAAAATCGTCGCGGCGGCGGTTTAAGTCCTCGTTTTTTGTGGAGGCTTGCACTTTCAAAATACCGCGCACAACCGCTACGAGCTCGGCAAACTTGCTCATACTTTGATTAAAGGTGTTTGCCGTTTTCAAAACGGGCATAAGCGCTCCGTTATCGGAGCCGAAAACGTCGTTATCTGCAAACATTGAGCCGATATGCACCAAGTCCGCATACGGGAAAATGTACGATTTCCCGTTATTAAAGCGGAATTTACAAAACAGCTCGCCCTCGTGGTCGAGTAAGGTAATCTCCTGGGCGTTGATATTATAAATTGCCTCGAGTCTGCCCGTCGCCTCATTCCATACGGGATATGCAAACGCGTTGTTATATAGCTTGTACTGCGCCGCCAGGCGGTAATAGAATTTATAAGCCGTTGTCGTCGGGTTAGGCTTAAACTGTAAAATGTTGTTGTATGTGCTGCTCTCTACGTCAAGCACCTTTCCGTCGCCGCGTCTAATGTGCCGCGGCTGTACCGTCGCCGCGCGGCGTGCGAAAGAATGGACGGCAGCTCGCACCATATTAACCTCCCAGGCATTGCCCGAGAATGGTACAAAATTTGATTGATAGGAATTTAAGAGCTTGTACTCGGTGTAGCCGTCTGTTTTCTGCGGCTTTTTCCCGAATATAGCCTCAAAAAGCCCTCGTCTTTCTTTCATTGTGTCACCCCACGTTATACATATAGTCGTCAAAGTATTTGACGTAGATAACCCACGCGTTAAGCAGCGATACCGCGCCGTCTATGCGGCGTTTATCGGTTATCTTAACGGGTTGGATATTGTTTAAGCCGCTTTTCTTAACGGCGGTATTTGATAGGCACCAAAGCAAAATAGGGTTATTGTTGTAATTAACTATTTTGTCGGTAAGAGCCGCTCCCATTTCGCGCATAGGTTGGCTCCAAGTGAAAGCGCCTTGAGCTACGGGCTCCATAGTAAAGCCGTTGCTTTTCATTTCCTCCACCCAGTAGCCCGCGAGCGCGCGGTCATAGCCGACCTTGAAAGCGTCTATTTTATGCTCGTCGCGCATTTGCACAAACCACGCCGTTACGTCGGAGAAGTTTACGCGGCTGCCCTCGCATATCGTAAGCAAGCCCCGCTCCGCCCATATCCGATAGGGTGCCTCGTTTGTGTTTTTCTCCTCGAGGCGCTCAACGCGGGCTTGCGGTAAAAAATACTGCTGCAAAACGTAAACCGTTTTGTCGTTCGGCTTGCGTATAAGCAGCGTTGCCGCTGTAAGGTCGGTTGTAGCCGAGAGGTCACAACCGCCGATAGCGTAGGTATTGTAAACGTCGTCAATAGCAAACGTCGCCGCGTTTTTAATCTGCTCAAAGGAAAGCCATACGGCGCTTTCATTTTCGCGTATGTTAAAATCCTTGCATAGAACGCCTGGTAAGTCTGCGGGCGAGTTTTTCGCCCTCTCAACAAAGTTAGCGAGCGTTTTATACTGCTTGATTTTCCCGAGCCCTGGATTAGCTTTAATCCACATTTGCGGATTAGTCCACTCGTCGCGGCTGTCGAGCTCGTAGAGTATCGGCAAAAAGGTATCGTCTTTTTTCTTACCGTCCGCAAGGTCTGCGGCAAGCTCGTACATATTATCGAAAATGCACTCGCGCACGGTGCCCGCGGTCGTTATCATAACAACGAGAGGCTGACGGCGCGACGAGGTAGACTGTTTCATAACCTCGTACAAATTGCGGTCGCGGATTGCGTGCAGCTCGTCGATTATAACGGCGTGAGAGTTTAAGCCGTCCAGGGTGTTGGAGTCCGACGCGAGCGCCTCAAAGATAGAGGAGGTCGCGGGAAAATAAATATCATTTCTGCGCTTTTTGACAACCGCCCGCAGCTCGGGCGATTGCTTAACCATATTGACAGCCTCGGTCAATACCTTTTTTGCCTGGTCTTTTTTTGTCGCAACGGAGTATATCTCCGCCGCGCCCTCATAATCTGCAATGAGCATATAAAGGGCAATGCCCGAAAGCAACGTAGACTTGCCGTTTTTTCGTCCGCATAAAAACATTGTTTCACGGAAACGGCGGTAGCCCGTTTCTTTTTCGAGCCAACCGAAAAGCAGCTGTATATATGCTTTTTGGAATAGCTCAAGCTCAAGCGGCGCGCCTATGGTGCCCTGGGACTGCTTACAAAATGTTTCGATAAACAAAATAGGACGCTCGCCCGTTTCCTCGTCGAAATAATACGGCGAGTCGTCGTTAGCTGCGTCCATTTCGGCAACGAGCCGCGAGTAAACAGCTCTAACCCGCTTACTCGTTACTATGTCGCCGCACTCTATGCGGCGGTAGTATTCTTTTACCCAATTCAACCCGATTTTGCCGCCCTGCTCGGTTTGGTTGCAAACATCATAAGCGCCTGTCCCGCTGCCTCTGCGTCTGCGTTCGGCAGTAGGTCGTTGAGCTGTTTTAAGGTGGCGTTGTAGTTCTTAACCATAGCGTTATACGGCTGTAATAACGGGTGCGCTCGCTCGATAGTGTAGGAGCCCTGCGGCATTTTAACTACGAGCCCGTCCTCGTTGATTTTTTCCTCCATATCCTCGAGAGAAACGAGCATATAGGCGGCTCTTTCCATTAGTTTTTTTGCAATTTCGAGCTTATCTTTCGGCAGATTTTTATACAATTTCTTAATTCTGTTTTGTTCTTTTTTCTGTCGCGCATATAATGTATCGTCCACGCTGTTTCTCCTTTCTTTTGTCTGTAAGGGTAGGGGGGTTATACACGCCTGGGGCGGTCATAAAAGGGGCTTAAACACGGTTCATTAAAAGGCATATAGCTTTTTTTAAGTGGGGGGTGTAGCAGCGAAATTTTTTACAGAGGAATTGCTGCTCTCTGCCGCTGCGTGTACCTCGATTGCTACAACGTTAATCGCGCAGAGAATAATTTTCCCGCCGTCCACAAGCTCGAGAATAACGGTGCCCTCCTCGAGCGCCTCGGCTACTCTGTCCTCGAAGTTATCAGCCGTAGCCTTGACCTGGAACGTAACTGCTCCGTTCTGCGTATATACTACGAGCTCGCATATATCAGCTCCCATACTTACCCTCCTTTTCTACGAGGTTTCCCTCGGAGTCAAACATAAGCCCGCTTGCTGTCGGTAGCTGTCCCTCGTGTTCTATGGCGTGACATTCACGGCATAGCAACTCGAGGTTATCTTCCGATAGTGTGATAGCGGGATTGTTTATATTCTGCGGCGTTAAATATATTTTGTGGTGGACTATTGCGCCCGCCTTGCCGCAGCGAACGCATAAGCCCATATCTCGCTTGTATATATATTCCCTGGTATCGCGCCAGGCTTTGCTTAAATAAAATGCCTTTGCGAAATCTTGCATATAACAGCGTCCCGCCCTCTCCGCCGTATAGTGAGTTATATTTGCTCCCGATACAACGACAAAGCGAGCAGCTATAAGCCGCCCGCCTTACCGTCTATTTCTACGGTATCAGTTTAGCACGGCTTAAAGCAAGTTTCTATACGGCTTTATTTCGATTGCCTAAATTGAGCCCAGGGCAGAGCCGCCGAAGTAGAGCAAAGCAAACTCCGCTACGGCGCGGTTACGGAGGTCATAAACGGTGCTTAATGACTGTATGTATAGCTCCTCCATAACTGCCTCTTTCGGCTTTTTTTCGAGGTACCACAAAACGACGAGCTTTTTATACTCGTCTTTCAGTTGGTCGATAATGCCCTTAATTTCTGCGAGCTTGCGCTGCGTTTCCGCAATATTGCGCGAGCACTCGGTAAGCTCCAAAAGCTCGTTAAGAGTGTCGCTTACGTAATGCGAGTCCGTAAACGGCTTGCTGTAATCAATCGCGCCAGGCTCCCGAGGGGCTCCGCTTTCTATCAGCCTATCGCGCCTATGCTGTAAATTCTCCAATGCCCGCTCGAGAGCGGGGACAGAGGAGAGCACTTGCTCCGCTGCCTTAAAGTAATTCATAGTTTTACCTCCGTTAAAAAGTTACGCATATATTCAGCACCGCCGCAGCGAGCCAGTATACGCCCTTTTTGTAGTCCTTGCCGATAAAGCACATAACAGCCGCTCCCACGTCAAGCGCTATAAGGACGGCGGGAAAGATATACATTGACATTTTCTTTTTCTCCTCTCGTTTTTGTGTCATAGTTTCCCTCGCTTTCTGCTCCGTTTCGGAGCGGGCTTTTTATACATACGGACGGTTATATAATAGCCGCCGTTGATTTCGTTGTAATACGGCTTGCAGTCTGCCAGGGTGTAGCCCTCATAAAGACGCTCAAGCTCTGCGCGGTTGTCGTTGCCGCTGTTTCCAAACTCGCGTATTTTGTACTGCGGTATTCTGCCGTCGCGTTCGGACGTTTTCGGCTGCTCGAGGTTGCGGCTCGCGCTCCAACGCTTGCCGAGTATCGGGCTTTTTACGAGATATACCGCAATGCCCGTTATACCGAACTCGTCAAACTGTAACGGCTTTGCCGTCGTATAGCCTTTGCCCCATATTTCCGCAAGGGTGTTTATATCAACGCCGCCGCTCATAACGATATGGTGGTGCAGCCGCCCGTTTTCTTTTCCCACCTCGGTAACGGCAACGTATTTAAGCTCGGGCAAATTATGCTTTGCGCGGTAACGCTTAACGCGACGGAGGAAATTTTGCATTTGCCGTTGCGCGTTCTCGGGCGTTTCGGGGTAATTCTCGTCGCTATATGTTAAATCAAAGCGTATATCGTGCTTTGTAAAATTCGTGTTCAGTAGGCGCGTGAGCTTTCTTTCGGCGTTACGTTGGTTTAGCCGCTGCTGTGTTTCTGTTGTCGGTTTTCTTTTCTTGCTGCGCCCGCGCTGATATTCAAAAACGGGGAAAATATCGACTTCCAAAAACTCGCCGCATTTATGTATTTTTTCTCTGTATAGACAGCGCATAGTTTTACCTCCATTGTTTCCTTTTGGGGCTCTGCCCCAAGCCCCGAGGTTTAACGCTTTAGTTTTCCATAAGGGAATTTGTCGAGCGAGCATTTGCCGCTGACGACCTTTGAATTATCAAAAATTGCGCTAACCTCAAAAGGTAATTTGCATTTCAAAGCCAATAAAGGGGGAGAGAGGAGCAAGAGAGCGGCGGGACGGAGCCCGCCTTAAAGAGAGAGGCACCTCCTCTCTCCCCCTACTCTCCGCATTATTGAAAGCGTGGAAAACTCTACGAGTTTACGCACTCTTTCAACAACGCTGCGAGCACCCCCTCGCTCCTCCGCCTCTCTCCACACACACAAAGAAAATAATTATTTTTTTGAGGTAGGACGGGTTATATCTCCTCTGGGTGCCGTGTGCTCTGTTTGGTCGTTAAGTTATTATCCATTACGAGCCCGAAATAGAGCCGCTCGCTCCGTGCTTAACTATTGACTTTTCGCTGCCGTTGTGCTATACTTATATATGTAGTTAATCGGTAGCACAAAGGCGCTACGGGGCTTATCAAGTTTGCGGCTTGATAAGCCCTTTTTATTTACTTCAAATATTGCCAACTCTGCGGAGCGCGTGTTAAGCCGAAGTCCGAGAGCGGGCGAGGTTTCGGAAAGCGTACAACCATATTTACCCGCCAACCGTAAATAGCGGAGTCCTGGGCGTATGCTACGAGCTCGTCCTCGGTTAAGCAAGAGCGCGTTATAAAGCTGCGGCGTAATTCCTCTTTGCCGTTGAAATCGTGCAAGGTAAAAGCGTTTGTTGCCTCATAAGCACCGCAAGAGAAAAAACCAACAACCGCGCCCGCTCCGCCGTCCGCTTTTGTTTCATATAAAAATACGGTGTCTTTTGCTCCGCCGCCCCAGGCTCCGCGCCGAGGGGCGCTTTTTCGTATTTCGAGTGTCTTTTTTTCGGTTAAAATCAGCTCGCTGTATTTGTGGTGAATTGAAAGTATTATTTTATTGTTCATTGCTGCCGTTCCTCTCTGCGGCGAATTTGTCCGCCTGGGCGAGCACCCGCTGCGAGGCGGTCGTTTCGTATACGCCTTTGTCCCAAAGCACCGAGGCTCCATATTCGCCCATTTTGTACGCCATAACAACCTTTGAGCTGTCGTTGTACTTTTCAAAAAGCCCGCGGAGGATATACAAACCCGCTCGGATATTCTCGTAAGGGTTGAGCATATCGGTAACGCCGAGCTCCTCTTTGAGCCAATCGTTATTACAGTCCCTTATTTGCATTAAGCCGAAGTCGTGCCCGTCCTGGCTTACCGCAGCGGCATTAAACGAGGACTCGGAGAACATAAGCGACATAGTAAAGTCAAAGTCGATATAATAGGCGCGGCACATATAATATGTAAACTCTTGCAGTTCCTCCGAAAGCTCGCAATCGAGAGGGGTAAAACCCGCCGCGTCTTGTATGAGCATAAGCTCGCCGTTTTCTGTTACGCTTTTGCCGTCACGTGTGCCGTAGGGCGGTTGCTCTTTTGCGTCATTCCCGCCGAGAGCTTGTACCCCTCCGACAATGAGCCCTCCTGCAATTCCTCCCACGAGGAATACACATATAATAAAGGTAATAAATTGCCGCTTACATTTTCCGCGAGCGGCTCTTTTGCTGTCGCTCGGAGCCGAGCTTGTCCTGTGCTGTCTGTTTCCGTTTGCCGAAGTCATAGCAAAGCCTCCTATTTCTTTTTATTTATAAATGTGAGCAAAACCAGGGTAGCGCAGATAATCGCCGTTATAATAATTGCGTTCATACTTCCATATCCTCCATTTTTACTTGAGTGTTGGTATCTGTTATCGAGTCGTCTTTCTGCTTGTTAAAAAGAGCTATTCTCGATAACTTCAATATTTCGTCGAGGTTGTTTATAAAAGTTTCATTAACGAGGTCGTAGGGGGAAATAATGCCGAGTAACATAAACCCGCTCTTTACCGCGATATACGGTTTCCCTTGTGCGGTCGTTCTCTCGTAAAGTTCATACCCCGCGTCAATATCGGAAAACGGCTTTAAGTACCGAGTGTTTATAAAGGCTATACCTTGTGAGGTTTTTAACGGCTCAAGCGTTCTACCTTGTGCATAAAATGCTATTGCTCCTCGTTCGAGTAACTGCTCGTTGTCGTCGCCGTCCTCAAAATTTATATGTGGCGGGAGCGGGCGCTCCTCAAAATAAAACTTGTCCCGCTTTTCCTCCGTAATATCAAACATAGTAAATATATTGTCTTTTGTGAGTTTCGGGAGATTGTATACGGGATAAAATGCCGAGCCGTTCCCGAGCCATTGACAAGCGGACGTTTCGGAAACAATTATTGTTTTTTCGGCTTTTAATATTGCCTCGATTTGCTTTAGTTTCACTTTGTTACCTCGCTTTCTACGATTTTTGCCCGCTCGGGGCTTATGATTGAAATACTGTGCCCGCAATAGTCCGTAACCTCGGCGGAAATGTCAAGTTTCCCGTTGCGGTATCGGTAAATGATAGCCGAAACGCACTTATATACAATTCCGCCGCTTTCTACGGGGCACCCGCTGACGAGCGCGGCTTTTAATTCCTCGTTTGTCATAGCTGCCCTCTTTCTCGCCTCTATCGAGGCGGATTATTCAAAGATTTTAGGATTGAACAGACAAGCGGGGGCTACGCCGTGACCGCCGTACGCACCGTTGTAGCTCACTTCGCCCGAGGAGAAGACAATGCGCGCGTAGTACGCGCCGGACGGGTTGCAAGTCCAGGGCGTAAGCGTCCACCACCAATTATTAAAGCGCGGCACGGACTCTCTGTATTTGCGGTAAAGGTCGCACGAGAGGAGGAAAACGTAATCCTCGGCGGTGCCGTAGTCTTTCATACCGTCGTCGGAGGTCAAGTCCGATACAAACGGGAGGAGGTCGCCGCGGTTGAATTGTTCGAGGTATTCTCCGTTAAGGTATTTACGGAGCGAGGAGGTGCGCCAGTCGTTTTTATTGCTTTCGTCGAGCGGCATTTCGTCCTTGAGTAATTCCGAAACAATAGCAAGTATGCCGCCCTGCTCCTCTCCGAGAGCGGTAAACTTAACGCCGTTATACTCGAATTGCTCGCCAGGTTTCGGAAATTTGATTTTATCTTTTTCAGCACCCGCTACGGAGTCGTCCTCGGTGTAGTCCTCCTCGATTTCCTCGGGCGTGAAAATCCCGCCGAAAGCAAGAGCTAAAATTGCATTTGCTCTCTTTTGGTTGTCCTCTGCGTTTGTGCTGGTGGCTATATCGTCGCAAAGCGACTCGATAGCGTGTAAAATATTGTCGTTCATAACTTTTACTCCTTATCGTTATTAAAATCGGGGCTGCAATAGCCGAAATATTTACACCGTAAGCAACAACGCTTACAGCTTTTGCCTCTCGTAGTCCATAGCTTAAAGCGGGAGCGAAAGTCCCGCAGTTTTGCGGCGGCGGCTTGTTTGATTATGTAGCAGCATTGCCGCCCCGCC